CAGGTCAGAGCCTGCGGCAGCTCACAGGTCAGAGCCTGCGACAGCTCACAGGTCACAGCCTGCGACAGCTCACAGGTCAGAGCCTGCGGCAGCTCACAGGTCACAGCTAAAGGGTATGTCGCAATTACGTTATCTGATAATGCCAAAGCCTCAAAATCAAAAAATTGCACATTATTAATCATTCCCGCTGTCACATCTCTGGAGGATTATATCCAGAGATATCCAGTAAAAGCGACAAAAAAATATGTCTATTTATATAAAGCTGTCAAGCCAACGCTACAATCATTTCACTCATCCCAGTTTAATTATCCTAAAAATGGCGTTGTAACTAATCCAACACTCGCACCTGCTTCAGCTGGGAGTTGCGCGCAAGGTCTGCATTTCTCCCATTTTGACTGGGCAGTTAATTTTGGTTTGGGTTCTGAGACTGATGGGTTTGTTATACTTAAGGCCAAAATACCAATTATCAACCCCCAGACTAAATTAGATAACATCGCCGTGTCAAGCGATTGTGACGGCAAACTCCGTTGCCAATATGCCGAAATAATTGAGGTTATTACAGACTGGCAACACTATAAACCTGATTAAAAAATTATGAAGATCGAAACACCGATAGAGAAAGCAATCTCCAGACACGAAAAGAAAGAAGAGAAGAAGCTGGGGATTAAACGAATTAAATAGTGGGTGGGGTTGAGCCGTGAAAGACCGGCTACAGCCCCTCTTTGTTTTAGAGGGACATATGGCAACTGAAATCGAAATACTTAAAGCCGCATACAAAATCGAGGATCCCAATCAGAGCGGTAAACTCTTTGGTTCTTGGGAATCTCACCGTGTGGGAGCGACTCGATCAGATATTATCCACCTTCAGGACGCTCAGTTAATTTGCAGGTGCCAGCACGTAAAAAGAGGACAGGATAGTTTTAACCTATACAAACTGACATCTAAAGGCATTAACGTCCTTAAAGGTTACTCAGAGGAAAATGAGGCCTTTCAAATATCAGCTAACGAAGTGATTAACGCTATGGATATGGTGGTTGGCTATAAGGATATAAAAGAGCAGATCGCCATGAACATTGAGGCAAAGAAGCAAGCACACCTTTTATTCTATGGACCACCGGCATCGGCCAAGTCTGTCATCCTGGAGTCCGTCAGAGGTATCATCCCAAACAGCGTGTTGGCTTTCGGTTCCAGGACTTCGGCTCCAGCTATTGCCGATCAGCTCTTTGAACAGAAGCCGTCTTATTATCTGCTGGACGAAATCGATAAGGTCGGGAAAAACGAATTTTCTGTCCTGCTGGGTCTCATGCAGTCCGGAGAAGTCATCGAAACTAAAACCCGAAAAACTCGCGGTGTAATCCTGAAAACTGTTGTAATGGCCGCCGCCAATGACGAAAAGAAGCTTACTCCTGAGCTGTGGTCACGCTTTATCCAATTATACTTTCCAGCCTACAACCGCACAGAGTTTATTGACGTCACTGTAGGCTACCTGGCTCGCTCAGAGAACTGCCCAACGGGGTTGGGTAAACTTATTGGCACAGAGGTTTACGACCGGGGTCTGGGTGATGTACGGAAGGGTCGCCAGATTTGGATGATGATGGCAGGACCAGTTGAGAGTGAGGTTTACAGGGTGATTAACTTGATGTCTAAATACTCACCGCCAACTCAAAGGCAATCGAAACAGAATTTGGCTCAAGCCGTAATGGCGTTTTAAGGGAGGGGGATTATGGTCACAGCAGCGATAATACTGAAACATAATCACAAGTACGAGGTAGTCAAGGAAATTGGGAATGCTGTGTGCCCTTTGCAAGCCAAAGCGTTAGTTAAGGCGGTGCTGGGATGATTTTAACCGAACAATTATGGCTACACGTTAAAGATGGTGATGATAGGGCACGTGGTCTATTTTCACGACATTATAGCAGGCGGCATTATGTAGATGGCAGAAAGCCTGCGTGCTTTGTAGGTCCAGGACAGAAAATGGTTCTTCTAATTGACACCTGTGAGGCTTTGTTCGTGTGGAGGAAATTTATTGATGCTTCTGGTCAGAAAGGGATTAATTGTGCGGTGTTTAGAAATGAATCCACCTATCTTTCTAGCTCATTAATTCTTCTTGCCGAAGATGAAGCTTGGCGACGATGGCCGGGTGAACGACTTTATACATATGTAAACCCGCGCAAAATTATTTCAACAAATCCTGGATATTGTTTTCAAAAGGCCGGTTGGAGGAAATGTGGGATTAGTAAAGGTGGATTAGTTATTTTGGAAAAACAGGCGGTGCTGGGATGAGTCTATATTATCAAGACCCCCAATGCACAATTTACAACGGCGATGCCAAGGAGGTCATGGCTGAGATGCCGGAGCACTCAGTTGACATGATTATAACCAGCCCACCGTATTTCGGACTTAGAAAATACAAAGCTCCGGACTTGATTTTTGACAATGACAATGGGTGCGAGCATGAGTTTTGCGAAGTGACTAAATCAAAAACTTCAGGCTCTAATGTGCGGATGAGTTTAGAGGGTGGATGCACAGGGCAAAATAACACCGCAACCAAACTTAATCAAATGTCAGGATTATGTCCGAAATGCGGGGCCTGGCGCGGACAACTCGGACTGGAACCCACACCGGAACTATACATCAAGCATTTGTGCGATATCTTTGATGCCTGCCGCACGGTACTGAAAAAGACTGGAACGCTGTGGGTAAACATAGATGATAGTTATGCAGGATCCGGAAAAGGTTTTGGCGACAAGAAGGCCACGAACAAAAACAACGCCGGCAGTAGACAAGGATTGAAAGCAGATTACTCGGTAAAAAGTGTTTTATTTAAGTCGCTCATTGCTATCCCTGCCCGCTTTCAAATAGAGATGATCAATCGGGGCTGGATATGCCGGCATGTGATCATCTGGCATAAAGGCAACGCCATGCCGGAATCAGTCAGGGATCGTTTCACCAACGACTTTGAATACTTATTTATGTTCAGTCAGTCAAAGATGTATTTCTTTGAGCAGCAATTCGAAAAACAAACTGGAAACGCCCATTCAAGAGGGAATGGACAAGGGGATTTGCAATATCAGATAACCAGAGGAAGTTTTTATAACTGGAAAGCTCCTGATATTAAACTACCCCTTGGCCGCAATAAACGGTCGGTCTGGCGGATTAATACAAAAGGTTACAAAGAAGCTCACTTTGCCACATTCCCGAATAAGCTCTGCACTATTCCCATCCTGGCTGGTTGTCCTGAATTTATTTGTACGACCTGTAATCAGCCGCGTATGAAACTATATAAAAAAGGTTTTATTAGTCATAAGAGTGAAACCCACGGCGGCAAAGTGGAAAACTCAAAAAGGTTAGCGTTACTCAGGCAGGCATCCAGAGCGAACGGTCAGGAATATACCAATAGTAAACAAGAAGTTGGTTCCTCAGATTGCGGATGCACGGGTGGGGTAACACCGGGTGTAGTTATGGACATATTCGGTGGTTCTGGCACAGTAGCTGAGGAAGCACGCCGATTAGGACGTAAATCTATCTTGATTGATATATCTGAAGAATACTGCCAGATGGCTGTTAATCGTATTACAAAGTTGGCAATACCGCTGGGGATGAGATGAGATTGTCCAGTGGTTAATACTATACAACATATTTAGTAAGGGGTAGACAATGCCAGACCGAATTTTAAAAGAGTCGATATCCAAATCGGAAACAATAAATGAGTTATCGCCCGAGCAAGAAGTGTTTTTTTACCGGCTGCTGGTGCACTGCGACGATTTTGGGCGCTTCGATGCCAAGCCGGCACTGCTCAGATCGGCGTTATTTCCACTCAGGACGGATTCGATAACTGTTGAACAAATCCTGAGCTGGCGCAACGCTATCGCGGATCATGGGCTGATTCGGATTTACGTAGCTTCCGGCAAGGAATATCTCGAAGTTCTCACATGGCGCCAGTACCAGAGAGTGCGGGCAGATAAGAGCAAATACCCGGAACCTGTAGACATTGTTTATCCTTTGCCTGCATCTGCGGACAAATGCCCGCAAGTGTCGTCAAGTGCGGACATCGGCGGACAAATGCCCCCGTATTCGAATACGAGAACGAATACGAGAACGAATACGAATACGGTAAACGAGAACGAGAACGAAAACGACAACGGAAACGAGGAAAGTTGTAGTGGTAGTTCTTTTCCAATTAACCTTACCGCCGATGAAATTGCTGAAATAACGCGGACATTCGAGGAAAACGTTTGTAAATTAACCGAAGGGGTGATCGTTGAGCTTAATGATGTGATGGAAAATCATTCAAAGCAGACGATTTTGGATGCTATTAAGGTCTGCGCGATGCAAAATAAACATTCCATGGCCTATTTTTTAGGTGTTTTGAAGAATAAAGGCAACGGCAGCAGGGCCGCTCCGGGGAAAAATAACCAAATTGACCCTGACAAGTTCATCAAGGGTAAATACGGGCACATGGTTCAACGATAATTTGACACTTACAAAAAAGGGGCCGAAACGAAATGAGTCCGATATTAAATTACACTACTACGGTTGATATAGGAAAAACGATTATAGATATCGAAAAAGTGTTGGTGGCTCACGGAGCGCAATCAATCACAAAAGATTATCAGGATGGGAATCCTATAGCCTTATGCTTTTTGATTAAGTCTAAGCACGTTCTATTGCCCGTGCGCTTGCCTGTTGATACTGAAGCAGTGCTCAGAGTCATGAAAGAACAACGAGCCAGACCTGGTCTGTTAAATCGTGAACAAGCGACCCGTGTAGCCTGGCGAATTATCAAAGATTGGGTAGAGGCTCAAATGGCAATCTTGGAGACTGAGCAAGCTAAATTAGAGCAGGTATTTCTGCCTTATATTCAAACCCCAAACGGCACTATCTTTCAGTTGTTCCAGGAGAAGCAGGGTTTATTTTTAACGCAGGGGTAATGTAGCATGGCACAACAATTAACAGCAAGGCAGATACTCGACAACTCCATGACAGAGAAGGAACTGAAACACAACGTTGAGGCGGTTATGGAGCAGTTTGGCTGGATGCACTATCACACCTTTATCAGCATGTACTCAGTGGACGGCTACCCGGACGAAACGGCCACCCGCGGAGAGCGGACTGTCTTTATTGAGTTGAAGACCATGAAGGGCAAGTTGAAGCCTAAGCAGATCGAGTGGCTTGACGCCCTGTCAGACAATCCGCACAACGAGGTATTTCTGATCCGGCCTAACCAGATGCAGCTGGTTATTAACGTCTTGGGTTCTCCTGATCCTTATCAGGGGCCGGAGAGATGGAAGAATAACAAATATAGTCAAAAATAAGGTGTAATTAGTGAGACTTTCTTTTCCGAAACAACTCAACGATCGCATAAATAATAGCAGCTCCAGCGATTATTTGACCAGCGGTATAAATATATTCTTCTAAGGACATTAGTTTAAGGAGAACAAATATACCTAGAACGATAATTATTATTTTATCCCAAGAAGGAGCTTTGTCGGACATATTTAACCTCCTTTCAACCTATGCGATGATTATACCACTGAATACTAACCAAATAAGGAGTGAATACTGATGGATTACGAATACGCATTACCTGTAGCTAATAAAGTTAAAGATATTCTGGCGCCTTACTGCAGCCGGATCGAAATAGCCGGGAGTATCCGGCGCCGTCGCCCTTTCACCCATGATATCGATCTGGTCGTCATCCCGGCCAACCAGGGCCAGTTCATCACCGCTCTGCGCGCCCTGGGCCCCTTCAAGGTCGGCGGGCAGAAACTGATCCGGGTAAATTATCGCCCGCTGGCTTTGGATATTTACGTGGCCACCCCGGAGACCTGGGCGACGCTGCTGCTGATCCGGACCGGCAGCGCAGCTCATAACATCTGGATGTGCGAGCTAGCCAAGTCAAAGGGGATGAAGCTGCACGCGGACGGCAGTGGGTTGTTCAGAATTCTATCATCGTGCGATAGAGGAATGGCAGAGCATGCACCACATTGGGAGTTGCGAGTGGCCGGCGATACAGAGGAGTCGATCTTCGAGGCCCTGGGGATCAAGTACAAGAAGCCGGAGGAGAGGGAGATTAGGTAGATGAACGAATTCATTAAAAAACTAATGGCACATACTATTGCATCCCAACAAAGATGGCACCGAAACATGGAAGACAAGCGAGTCAGTCATGCTGTCTGGAACCAGGTACTGACAGAGGAAGTCGGCAAACTAAACCGCTGTTGTAATAAGCTGGCCATCGTTCTGGATAAAGATGTTGAGGATCAATGGCAAAAAGAGGCTAAATACAGACTGATAACCATTGCGTCTATTTGTATGAGATTTTATGCGGCATTTGATGATTGCGAAAAAGATATTCGAGACGGTCATTTGCTCGAGAATGTTGTCAAAGGGGTTTCGTCAAAAGAAAAGGTAGGAGGTTAGTTACTTTGGAAAACAAATTCGAAGAGTGGGCAATACTGGAACTCATGGGACATCGAAGACTGGCCGGTAAGGTTAGTGAGGCCGCGATTGGCGGCGGGGCTTTCATCCGGATTGACATGCCGATGAGAGACGGCAGCATGTCGACGCAGTTTTATTCTCCTGGATCAATATACTGTATCACGCCGACGACGGAGGATATAGCCAGGACAATGTCTCTGGGTTACCAGCCGGAGCCAATCAGCCGCTGGGAGTTTAAACAACTGGTAGCAGCTACCACTGCGAAGAGCCCAGATGGGCTTGACATTGACGAAGGGCTGGAAGACGGTCCCATACCGTTTTAGTGGTTTATTTTTCTTTGAGGAGGGCGAGCTTGGCTTTGGCAATTTCAGAATCTAAGTCTTTAATTTGGTGCCGAAACTCTCTAATAATGCCGTATACAGCGGTTAGATTTTTTGTAATTGTTTCAGTATCTTGTCTATTCTTGTTATTTTCGATTTTATCATGCCATTCTTGTACTAATTGGGCATCATTAACAATTTTTAATTTTAGTGTATTTAACTTGCTCTCAATCTGGTTAATTGACCCTTGTAATGTCGATGAAAATATTGATGCAATGGTCTTAAAATATACTAAATTTACGTCTTCCAAATCAAATTCAGTACCATGTGTCATATACGCATTAAAAAGTTTTTCTGTAACATCGTTGTCACTAAAATCGTCAGAAAAAAATACCGAGTTAATAGAAGCGCATTTTCGTGTCAACTTATCAGTCCAATCCTTCATTTCATTGAGTAACAATTCTTTTCTTTCACGTTTTTCACGTCTATTTTCTTCAGCCTTGATTCGCTGGGTTTGTATATTAGCCCAAACTCCTAGTCCTAAAGCGACTAAAACGGCAGCAAGAGTTAACCATGAGTTTATATCCATACCAGTATTCTATCATATTCAAAAAACCATTTACATATGCGATATTAAGCGTTATTATACGAGGTAAGTGATATCGATAAACTCACAGCCGCAAAGATGGTGGATGAGTGGTTGGGGACGGTGAGGAGAAAAGCGATAGAGGTTGTAATGACTGGCAGCGGTGAGGTCACCCTGAAGGTGAATAATCATGTTATTGCCAGTGTTACCCAATATGCGGCACAAAATAAACCTGACGGAGCAGATAAATAGAGCGAAATACTAACAACTAAATAAGCCTACTCTAAAAGAAAACGAGAGGCGATTACTCGGAGCTAAAAACTTCGGGTAGTCGCCTTTTTTATTTTTCAAAAAATAATCCGGAGATATAAAAATGAACTCAACTGGGTCAGTGTTAAAGGTTATAGGAGATACAACAATACCCTATGCAACGGCAGGCACATGTTACGATTATCAATTTTTGTTTGCTTTGGATTTAAAAGACCAGTTAAGCCGCAATTGGCTGCCTGCGCCACGTTGCACATTGCCTCGAATTTTAGCTTTTTCGAAGGGCTGGTTCTTTAACCGCCGAATTGCCCCACGTTTTTGGACAGGAAAGAATTTTAAGAAGGTGCAAAAATGAAACACTTAACTTCTCTCGTCCCCACCAGTTCCCCCCGGCCAACCTGCCGGATGTGTGGGCAGACCGGTTGCCTGGAGGCGGCCCCGGATGGCAAAGGTTATGTGCATGTCGGTGGCTGCCCCGCTGTTTTCTGTCGTTATAATTCCCAAAAACCTTGTTCCGAGAAGAACTGCAACAGCTGTAATCTGGCTCCAAGAGGACACGATGTCTAGACTACCTGATATATCCCAGCAGTCAAAACCTGATTATTCGCTTAATGTTCTGCTCTGGTTCCGGCTGGATCCGGATAGTCAGTACGCGCTGCAGACCGCCTATAAACGGATTACACGGAGAAAGTTCCTGCCGCCCGGGCAGCCGGCAGACCTGGCAGAATTTGATGCAGCTAAAGAAATGCAGCAGGCCCCTGAATCTGAAGAGTATATGCGGAGGTAGAGGATGCCGAGATACGAAAAAGGATTTGCTATCTGGTGGCCAGCAAACGAGATTAGTTATCGTCTGGACCAGGTGTATTTCCTCTTGGAGCATGTTAATACACTACGTGACGGCAAATACCCGCCTGATCCCGGGGAGACAGGGTATAACAACGCCGGGTGGAAAGCCTCTAGGAACACAAAGGCCAATTTCATCACGCCGGCAGAAATAATTGCCGAACTGGACCGCCGCCTGTTGCGCTGCGGGATGGACTGGTACCTGGTCAACGACCATTACGAGGATGGATTGACAGTTGAGGAGATCGCCAAATTACATCATCTGGATTACGACGAGACATGGAACTGCATCCAAAGAGCTATTGCCTATTGCGCCAGTGGTCCGGTGCCGCGGTGGGTGGATACCGAGAAACGGAAGGGAATAGAGTATATCAACTGGCAGCAGCACAGATACCAAAAATGTCGGATTTCTCCGACACATAGAACTCGCGTTTCCCAAGGCTAATTTGAGGCTTGACAACCGACTTGACATATGTTTATACTGTAGACAATAGAAAAGTCTGACAACCGCTAGAGATAGCGGTTTTTTGTTGGGTAAAATACAAGCTGTAGTGCCGCTTTCAGTTTTTGGAGCGGTTTTTTGTTAGGTTTTGCTTCCTTTTCTTTCTTTTATTTTGCCAATCAGTATGTAGCATATCGCTTATTGTACCGGCCATCGCTCCAAAGGCTACTTCAAAAGAATATTGAATCACGTCAAAGCTTTTCGTAGAAATACTTGAGCAGATCTCGCAACCCGGCTGGATTATCCTGGACTTATTCGCCGGCAGTGGCTCAACCCTGATAGCCTGTGAAAAGATAAACAGGATCTGTTATGCGATGGAGTTAGACCCTGAGTATTGCCAGGTAATTGTCGATCGATGGACTGAGCTGACTGGTGGAAACCCGGTATTAGTGAGTGATTAAGATGGTTAAAAAAACAGAGATAAAACCCGTAGCGCTGGTTAAAAAGCTGCGCAAACCACGTGTTAATATCGACCTGGTTGAAGTCGAAAAACTGTTGGCCATGCAGGCTACAGACGCTGAGATTGCAGCCTTCTTCGATTGCACTAAACAGGCTATATCCGCCCGGAAGCGCAGCGACCAGGCCTTCAAAGATGCCTACAAGCGCGGCAAGGACAAAGGCAAAGCCAGTCTGCGCAGGTTGATGTGGCAAAAGGCCCAGGGTGTCGAGGGAGAATTGGCACGGGATGACGACGGGAAACTCTGCTTCGATGATAAACACAAGCTGATGTGGAAGGTTCCACCGCAAGCAGCTGATACCACTATGCAAATCTGGCTCAGTAAAAACATCCTTGGATTTGCCGATAAAGTAGAGCATACCGGTAAAGATGGACAACCCATTGAGACTAAAAACACCGTTATTAACGTAGTAAGCGATACTGCCAAAAAACTTACCGAGCAGATTATGACTGGTGAAAGGACAGCTTAGATGTGGAGCTTAAACTCACTTCGATCTATGAACAGAATGCGACCGCCTGGCTGCGAGGCAAGCGCCGGGCTCTGAATGAGGGCGGAACATCTTCAAGCAAGACATATTCCATTCTCCAGACCTTAATTTTGATTGCCAACTACTCCAAATCTCCGCTGCTAATATCAATTGTCTCGGAGTCTATGCCACACCTCAAGCGGGGCTGTATCCGGGACTTTAAAAATATTCTGGCCGATGATTTTAATGAAAAGGCTTGGAATAAATCGGACTTTATTTATCATTTCCCGAAAGCGGAAATAGAGTTTTTCTCAGCGGATCAACCCGCCAAACTTCGTGGCGGCCGGCGTAAAATCCTTTTTATCAACGAATGCAACAATGTCGCGTATGAGGCCTTCCAGGAACTGGATATACGGACGGAGTTATTTACCTTTCTGGATTGGAACCCTGTTAGTGAATTTTGGGTACATGAAAAAGGACTTATCAATGACCCGGTAAACCAGTATATCCATAGTACTTATCTTGATGCCAAATGGGTTCTGCCAGCCTCAGTTGTAGAGAACATCGAAGCCAAACGTGATAAGGACCCCAACTGGTGGAATATCTACGGTTTGGGCTTGTTAGGCAAGATTCAAGGACTGGTATATCCGATCTTTGAGCAGGTCGATGAGATGCCCAAAGGTGGAAACCCAGGTTACGGTTTGGATTTTGGATTCTCGGGCGATCCGTCAGTGCTAACAAAAAACGTGATCATCGGTGATCGCTTGTATAGCCAGGAACTCTTTTACGAAACCAATCTGACCAATCACGATATCTGCATCAGGATGCAAGAATGCGGAGTACAAAAGCATTCAGACGAAATCTGGGCAGATGCTGCCGAGCCGAAGTCCATAGAGGAAATTTACCAAGAGGGTTTCAATATCAAACCTGTCGAGAAAGGCCCGGGCAGCGTTGAATTCGGCCACCAGAAGGTACGGCAGTACAAACAATATTGGACCAAGGATAGCTTGTATTGCATCAAAGAACAACGGAATTTTCGATATCTTGAGGACAAGAATGGCAAGTTAACGGAGAAAACGACTCACATTTGGAGCCATGGTATGGATAGCCGGCGTTATTTTGTTATGGGATGCTCGGAAATACCAGAAACCAACGAGATCATAATCTACGATGCTCTTTCCGAAGTCGAACGAGAGTTAGGAATATAACATGTCAGAGTTATTTGGAGAATTCGAACAAATCTTAAAAGAGTCTGTCAGTGATGTGGAAAAGAGTTTAGCTATTGAGGGGTGGGTAAAATTAGGCTCGAATAACATGAGCGACTTAACTGGAGCGTCCCGGTCTGAGTATGTTAAAAAATCCCGCTATCTCTATAATTTCGACCCGCTTGCTAAACAATCAATTAGGCTTTGGACTGATTACTCATTCGGCTCTGGTATATCCTGGAACTCTGACAACGAAGGCGTTAAAGCTGCCCTGGATAAGTTCTGGCAAAATAAAAAGAATCGTAGCGTTTTATCAGCCAAAGGCCAGCGCAAATCTTCAGACAAAGCCTTGACTGACGGAGAGGTGTTTTTCGCTCTCTTCCTGGGCCCGGACGGCGAGGTAACAATACGCTGGATTGATCCGCTGGAAATTACCGAGGCCATTACTGACCCAGATGATATTGAGGACGTCAGGTATTACAAACGGGAATGGACGAACGCTCAGAATCAGACGAGGACCTCATACTACCGCAGTCATACTAACATGGACGATGAGGCTACTCCGGACAGCACGGGGAAAGAAATCACTGCCACCGAAGATGCAATTGTGTATCATGTAGCCTTCAACTCAATTGGCCAGCGTGGCAATCCGCTTCTTTTGCCAGTCATCGGTTGGATTGAGCAGTACCGGTTATTCTTAGCTGCCCGCATCGCTATTATCCGCGCCTTGGCCCGGTTCGCCTGGGCAACTAAAACCAAAGGCGGAGCTGCAGCGGTGGCGGCAGTCAAGGCGGCCGTAGATGGTGTATCCCCGCGTGCTGGTTCGAATCTGGTCACCAATGAGGCCGTACAGGTAGAGCCGATTAAGACAGATACCGGATCAGCCAACGCTTCTACTGATGGTCGGATGTTGAAACTTCAGATTTGTGCCGGCGTGGGCATACCCGAACAGTACTACGGTGACATCGCAACCGGGAATCTGGCGACAGCCCGGACAGTCGAACTTCCAATGCTCAAACAGTTCGGCTCATATCAGCAAATCTGGGCAGACGTCTGGATTGATATATTTAACATAGTTCTCGACCATAACAGAGTATCTGAGGATGACAGATTTATCGATGTGGACATGCCTGAAATCGCACCGTCTGACGCTGTAGCGGCTGTAACTGCTATCGGACAAATAATCACCTCTTTCCCTGACCTGGCAGAAGTTGATGAAGTCATTAAGCAAGCCCTCATGAATATCGGCCTTAACAATGTCAATGAAATAATCGAAAAAATGAAAAAGTCGATGGAAGAGAACAAGCAAAAGAAGGCTGAAAATCTAGCGAAGATGCCAGCCGAAATGCAGAATCAGGCAGGCCAACCGCCTGTAAATAATCAAGAACAACAGGACAGTGCCGAGGTTAGGGCAATCAAGGCATTAGTCGAAATCAGGGATAAAATCAATGTCAGTGCAAACTGAAATAGACAGTCTTATTGAAGCTATCGCGGCCAGACTTCCTGCTTCGATGGAGAAAGCTGAGAATAAAAAACTTGAAAGGCAATTTAGAAAATCACTCTTCAACTATTTTCAATCTCTCTCAGATGCGTTCCCCTATGCTCAAATTGAGGGTATATACAAACAGAAGGTCAAAGAGGTTAACGCACCGCCGAAATCTCCACCTGCGGGCGAATGGGATAACTGGTTAAATGCTTTCCTGAAGGCGTTTAGTGGTCAAGTTACTCAAAGCATTATGGGGCATCTGATCACTATTTATTATGCTGGCAACACGCAGATGATGAGCTACGGTTTCACCAAAGGCGGGAAGCCGATTTTATTCGAAGGTCCTCCTATATCTCAAGCTGTGAATTGGGCCCATGACTATGGCGCTAAATTGGTCACCAAAATGGACGAGGAAACTAAAAAGCGGTTGGCACAGGTTATTTCGGATGGGATAAACAACAAACGAGGAGTTGACGGGATTACCCGGGATTTAAGAAAAGAATTTACTGACATGAGCCGGGATCGCGCGAAAACCATCTCTTTGACCGAAACTAATAATGCTCTCTCAGAGGGAGCCTTGCAGAGAATGAAGGATATGGGAGTTGACGGTAAGCAATGGATACCGATAAGACCTTGCCAGATATGCGCGGATAACGCGGCTGCCGGGGTGATACCGATTGACCAGCCGTTTCCTTCGGGGCATATGAGAACGCCAGCTCATCCTAATTGTGTTTGTACTATTTCACCGGCAAGGTTAAACCGTAGGGACTGATTTAACATGGGCTGACAGTGATGCCATCTTTACCATAGGTTCATGTTACTTAGTGGCCATTTTTCCACCAACGTCTGAAATATTCCATCATTGTCAGCAACTTAATTATAACACTACCATAACCGCCCGCAGGCGGTTTTTTATTATCAAAAATTTGGAGGCTGTAAATGGCTGTTAAGTTGAGTTTTAACGATAAGCAGGTTGCTCTTAGGAAAGCTATTAGGGTAAAGCTGGGTATCCCGGAAGATTCTATGAAAAGCGCGTGGATCCGCGATACCTGGGATGACGAAGTCGTTTATGAAGTGGGGAATGATACTTTTAAAATGACGTATTCGTTCGATGACAAGGGCAATGTCACCCTGGGCGAACCTGCCAAGGTCAAACAGCAAACCACTTATGTTGCAGAACGGGCTTATGTGCATGAGTCTATTGAAATCCCGGTATCCGAGGTTACAGCCGAAACTATCGCCAACGGCGTTTTACCTGTCCGGATTATCCAACCTGGTTTCAACTCTTCCAAATCCAGAAACTATACCAAGAATGCAGTGAAGGACGCGGTGGCCATCTTCGAGGGTGCGAAAATGTATGCCAATCATGCCACAAAAACAGAAGAGAAAGAGCGTCCGGAGCGTGACATCCGGGACTGGGTTTCAACTCTCAAGAACGTTCGTATCACCAAAGAGGGCAACGCTGTCGGAGAAGCTCACATTCATGCGGGTTGGTTTAAAGAGATGGTTAAGGGGCTCCAGGAAGCTGGTACTCTGAACAAGCTGGGAGTATCCATCAACTCTATCGGAAAAGGATCACGACAAAAAATCGATGGCGTCGAGACCTTCCTTGTTGAGAGTTTGATAGACCATCCGTTCAAGAGCGTTGATTTTGTCACTGAGGCGGGAGCCGGTGGACAGGCCGGGGTCAAAGAGAGTGACGTTAAACCAGAAGCTGATTTGTATCTTATTGATTTAACCAAACTCAAAGAGGCCCGCCCTGACCTGATACAAGAAGCGCAATCTGAATTTGAGAATAAATATAAAACGGAGGTTAAAGGCAAAATGGACCTTGAACAAGAAAACAAATCCCTGAAAGAGAGCATGGAAACTCTCACCAAAGAACGCGATGGACTGAAAGCACAAATTGAAGAGGCTGAAAAAGGCAAGGCAAAGATTGAAGCTCAAGCCAAGATTAACGAGGCAGTCAGCAAATCTACGCTCCCGGATGCAGCTAAAGCTAAATTGCTTGAACAGTTCAAAGAGGCGACAACTGCAGATGGTATTGAAGCTGCGATTAAAGCTGAAAGTGACTATCTGGCCCAACTCAACAAGACCGGCAAGGTGAAGGGTTTAGGCCCTACTCAGCCTGATGAAAGAGCCCATCAGAAGCTGGTCGAAAGCTTTATAGCTACTGGTATGACTCAAGAGCAGGCCGAAATCGCCGCTAATGGCAGATAAGTCATCAAATTAAAAAACTATTTTGGAGGAAATTGGTAGTATGGCAACCAATATCAAATATCAACCTGGTAATAAACTTTCGGTCGAAGTGACCGATCCTGTTTCCCCGGTATCAGGTGATCCTATCAGATACGGTGCTCTGACTGGTCTGGCTTTAACCAGCAAAGGGGAGGGTGGTAATGAATCTACAAAAACCACTGCCGAATTCGGCTCTTTTATAGCTGATTTATCTGTGGTGGATGAGGTCGGTGGAGGTATCGCAGTCGGTGACCCTATCTATTATGATGATGCGATCCACGGTCTCAATAACGATGCGGTCAACGGTTATTTCTTTGGCATGGCTATGGAGGCCATCGGAGCCGGGTTGAACGATACCATTCTGGTCATGCATACACCCAGTCCTGGCGCCGGCGCTTATGCCAACCTGGGTGTAACCACTGCTAAACTGGCCAATGGCGCAGTAACCGAACCCAAGCTTGACCCGGCCAGCTTAACTGGACTGGTTGCGAAAGCAGTCGCGGATGCCAATGTGATCGGAGGTATCCTGTTAATACATCGTATAGATGTACCTGACGGAACCGGCAATACTGATATAGTACTAACCCACAAAACTCGCGTTATCGATGCCTGGGGTGTCAACACCGGTATCGCCGCTCATGCTACTGCTGATACTTGGCAGGTTAAGAACGGAGCCAATGCAATCAGCGATGCGGTGGCTAAGACTGCCGCTGTCAATGCTGTAAAGCGGATTGGTACTATTAACCCGACTTATCATGAGATTGCGGCTGGTGGAACATTGAGAATTGCCGCTGTCAAAGATACCAACTCAGCAGTCACCGTCTATGTCCTGGGTATCCGGGTACCTTAAATCATAATTAAAATTTTGCGGAGGCAATGAAGTAATATGGCACTCGAATTATTGGAAGTACTGGAAAGCACACGGGACTGGAAACCTATTCACGGCGTTCGACCTGACAATTGGGAAACCCGCCTGGTTGAAACTATCAACCTGTTGAACAATAAAGCCGGTTACCCGTCCCATCGTTTTGAATACCTGGTGCGAGAGGCAATGACAACCTCGGACTTCCCCTACCTGTTTGGAGATATCGTGTATCGCTCCATGCTGGCATCCTATCAGACCGCTCCGTTTGTTATGCGTCAGATTTGCCAGATTGGCAAACGCAGCGATTTCAAGCTCGGCAATGTCTTTGAACTCTACATGGCTGAAGGACTGCTGTCTGAAAAAGCCGAGAAGGAAGAGTATAAGGAGACCAGCATCGGAGAAGGACGTTATCAATACCAACTCAAAGAGTTCGGCAAAAAGTTGAACCTTTCCTGGAGAACTTTGGTTAATGATGACCTTGGCGGATTCAATCGCATTCCTGGTTGGTTCGCGGATGTATCTCGAGCGTCCGAAGAATATTTCCTGACCTGTAAATTCTTTGGAGCATCCGGCCCGTTAGCAGCTTACTTCTCGGCCGGCAACGGCGGAGCGGCTGTATCCAACTTGCCGCTAACTATCGGCAATCTTGAGACCGCGGTCACGGCTATGATGAAATACACCGGTAAAAACACCAATCCGATCGACAACAGTCCGATGTATCTGATGACTGGACCTGCTTTGGCTATCACAGCCCAGAAAATCACCGAATCGGTCATGGCTCTGGTGGCTACCGGCAGTTCTGGTATTGCATATCCTACCGATAACACCGTTCGCAAACTGAACTTAAAACCGCTGGTTAACCGTTGGATTCCGAAAGTTGTCACATCTGGCACTATCGCCGATACCTGCTGGGCTCTCTTCAGCGATCCTAATAAGATTGCTGCTGCTGAGTTTGGCCAGTATACCGGACATGAAAATCCCGACATCTATATCAAGAAATCAGACCTGCAGAGACTGGGTGGCGGCGATGCCAGTCCTCTGGAAGGTGATTTCGATAGCGGTAATGTTGGCTACCTGGTCAGACATTGCTTTGGTGGATGCACACTGGATGGCCGCGCCGGCTGGGCCAGTAACGGACAATAACCACAAGCAATTGATTATTGATTCTAACCAAACGGCTCAGGTGTTTAGCTTGAGCCGTTTTATAGAGTCAATAATTTTCGAGTGAGGTGAATATGGAAGGCGAGGAACTTTAATATGACTGCGTCTTACGAATTATCAACCAATATCGGCAAGGTTAGATTGTTGATAGGCGATAAAGTAATAGACTCAGCTCATTTCACGGACGAAGAGCTGAGTTATTTTTTGAGCGAAAATTCAAACTCTGTTAACTTGGCAGCTGCTGCAGCACTGGAGGCATGGGCGGCCGACCTGTCGGAGACCATGACATCTGAGACTATCGGCGATTACTCATACTCTAAAAAGGCGGTGCAGAATAAGCTTGAATTAGCAAAGTCCCTCAGGGAAAAAGAGGACAGTGCTCCTATTATTGACTGGATGACCTTCGAGGAGACGGAATAATGTCATTTGAGTCGCTCTTAATACATACCTGCAATATCAGCCGTTATACATCGAGCAGTGTTGACGACTATGGACAGCCGGTTAAAACCTGGGCTGATGTTTATACTGACTTACCTTGCCGCCTAAGTCCATCCGGCGGGCGTGAAATCAAGAAAGATGCTGAAGTGGTAATTAGCGACTGGACGCTCCATGTTGCTGCTGGTGTCACGATAACTGAACGAGACAGAGTAACTATAGGCTCAGATATTTTTGAGGTCTTGTTAGTCCAATTTCGTAATGCTACGGTGGTTCATCATTTAGAACTTGCCTTACAGAAGGTGTCCTGATGGAGATTAAATTAGACCTACACTTTAAAGAAGTCACTGAGAAGATGCGGGAAGCGGTTAATCTTACCGTACGTGATGTGGTTGTAGATATAGCCCAGGATGCCATTATAGGCAGTCCAGCGAAGACTGGCAACAATAGGCGTTCTATAGCATATAAAGTTGAGGGAATGGGACAAGGTAAACATCTTGAAGACCGTGGTAACAATGATGATTACGCCGCTGCATCTCAGGTTGAATCCGAAGTGGGCGAACTAAAATTTAATGAGGGCGCAGTCTACCCTACGTCTGGTTATGGTGGCTTTCTGGAAACTGGCACTGTAAAAATGGAAGCCAGACCATACTTAAGACCTGCAATGGAAAAGAACTTTACCGAACTAAAAGTTGGACAGCTTTATAAGGAACATTTGGGGGAATAAATGGCCATTGGAGATACTAACGCTATTATTAGAGCTTATCTGGTCTCTCAGGCGGCTTTAACCGGTTTGATCGGGGTTTTAACTCCACGTATCTATAATCCCAGATTACCGGAGAAACATATCTTACCAGCAATCAGTTACAAAACCGTAGGTGGTTTGGGCAAAGCCAGCGTACCGGATATACTGAGTCCTTCCATCCAGTTCGATTGTTGGTCTTACTCGCCCATAGAAGCTCGTCAGGTTTGGAGAGCTTTGTACGATTGCTTGAAGCTATTAAAAACGCAGACTGTAACAATAAGCCCAAATACATATTCGATATTTTATACCCAGGAAGAAATACACGGAATAGACCTGCAAGATGAGGAGATACCATCTTATTTCCGGGTCATGTGCCAGTGGAAAATAACAATCAAGTCAGTTTAAGCCCTCTCCGGAGGGTTTTTTAATTTAGTAAATATTTTGATTGGAGGAATATTGTCATGGCTGTTGCAAAACATGGTGTAACCAGTAACACCCCCGACCGGCTCCTGCTGGATGCAGGTGCGATTTATACCGGATTTACGAGCGTCGCTTCCCCCGGCACGTTGTTAGGTGCGACAAAGGGTGGAGCAGTATTTGAAGTTAAACGCAACATCAGAGATGTCAGGCCTGACGGGGCGAAAGGGCCGGTGAAAGGCTTCAGGCGAATTGAAGATGTTGTTGCTACGCTGAAGGTTACTTTGCTCGAAATCACCGAAGCCAATTTGCTGTTAGCTCTGCCTGGTGCGGCTGCAGTATCTCACGTCATCACTGGTGCGGAAATTGACGATTCAGATTATATCAGCAAGGTCGCTCTGGTAGCTACCATCTCTGGATTCGATATGACGGCCAAGCCTATTATTCTCGAGCTATCGAACGTGCTGGTGACATCTCCTTTATCAATAAAGACCGGCCCCAATGATGAGACCACTATTGAGTTAACCTTTGAGGCTCATTACTCTGATTCCGACCTCGACACTGAACCATGGTCTATCACTTATCCTGCCTAACTTTAGCGAATTAACCCAGGAGGATTGACATGACAGTAGCAAAACATGGAGTAACAACCGATACAGCAGACCGGCTTTTAATTAATGCCGGAGCTGTTTATTTCGGTTTCATAAATGCTGACGCTCCCGGGACATTACTGGGAGCTACCAGCGGCGGTAATACTGTGGATATAAAACGCACCATCAGGGACATTCGTCCAGACGGATCTAAAGGGCCAGTCAAAGGTTTCCGCAGGCTCAGTGAGGTATTGGTTTCCATTAAGGTGAACATGCTGGAAATTACCGCCGAAAATCTGCGCAGGGCATTAGCCGGTGCGGTCTACTCGTCCGGTACCACTACAATCACGGATGAAGCCGTAGGGGCAGGTAATGATGTACTAACCGAATTTGCTTTAGACCATGCCAACGTGGTTGAAAATTCCGAGAGTGTTACTGTTGGCGGTGCTGCAAAAACAAGAGGAACGGATTACACAGTTGACTATAATTCCGGCACCCTGCAATTTGTTACAGCGCCCGCTGAATCAGCTGCCATTGTTGCAACTTACGACTATATATCAGCATCCGCGGTAATATCCGGAGACGAAGTCAGCAATGACTCCTACATTTCCAGTGTGGCCCTGGTTGGGACGATATCGGGCAGCACAGATCCTGTAATCGTTAAAATCACCAACGCATTGTGCGATGCCGGTATAAATATCAAAACCGCTCCCAACGACGAGGCTGTTGTAGAGATTACCTTTACCGGTCATTACACTACAGCAAGTCTATCAAGTGAACCCTGGTCTATTGAATACCCCGCCAGTTAATATTTTTTGAAAAATAATCATCTTCTAGGAGGTATATTGTGCCGGAAATTAAAATTAGAGATTTAACAACTAAAGATATTTTCACTGTTGCTAAGATCCTTGGAAAAGTAACGAAAGGGGCCAGAGGTGAAATGCTTATGCTCATCAGTGGAAAGAGCAAGGATATCTCACCGGCCAACCTCGGATTGACACTTTTTCAGGTGCTTTTTACAGATGCAGAGGACGATATCAAAGATTGGCTGGCTGACCTGGCGGGAATGAAGATTGAAGAACTGGATAAAGCCTCGCCTACAGCCCTGCTGGATATTGTTGATCAGTTGATTGTTAATGATGGAATCAAGGATTTTTTATCACGAGCATCACTTTTAGTTACAAAGATTACGCCGAAAGATTCTGGCAAAACGTCGACGCAATCCAACGCCGGTACGGATGGACAGACGACATCGTCTACTCCCTCAAATTCTCCCGTTACATCTCAATAGTGCGAATAATCGAAAAAGCCACCAGAGAAGAATCCAAAGAAAAAGCTTTAACCTGGTGGCTTATGGGGGCCGGCGGCGATAAATCGTTCCCCGATTACCTCAATGCAATCGGTTTAAATGACAACCCTGATACTTTCCAAAACCACAAAACCAAAGAGCAAATCATAGCTGATGCTAACGCTATTCTGGAAATGGCCCGTGCTAAATTGAAGGACAAAAAATGAACTTATTTACATTAATTGGAAAAATAGCAATTGATGGAATTGACGATGCCAGTAAAAAGCTGGAGGGTCTGGAAGGATACGTTAAAAAGAACGAGAAAACCTTACGGTCACTGGGAACTGTTCTAACTGGTTTTGGTGCAGCTATAACCGGTGTGATGGGCCTATCCGTTAAGTCTGCCGCTAATTTCTCAGCTGCTATGTCCGAGGTTAACTCCATGATGCAACTGGGGCAGGAGGAGTTCGAGATTTTCTCGCAGCAGGTACTGAAAGTGTCAGACGATATAGGCGTCAATGCAGTAGATTCTGCAAAAGCACTGTATCAAATTATCTCAGCTGGAATACCGAAAGAAAATGCCATCGATTTTCTTGCTATTGCGTCCAAAGCTGCAATAGCCGGTGTTACTGATACCACAACAGCTGTTGATGGCCTTAGCACTGTTATTAATGCTTTTAAATTACCACTTTCAGACACTAAAAATGTGGCTGATAAAATGTTCACCGCGGTTAAAAACGGTAAGACCACTTTCGAGGAACTGTCAGCTTCGATGTCGATAGTTGCGCCGATGGCTGCCTCAATGGGCGTGTCTATAGATGACGTCTTGGCTACGATTGCAACTCTGACAAAGCAGGGTGTTCCAACTGCACAAGCCATGACTCAAATCAGGGCGGCCATGGTTGCACTGGTCAGCCCGTCAGCAGAAATGACAAAACTATTAGATAAAGCCGGGTATTCTTCTGGACAGGCGATGCTTCAAGCCAAGGGCTTCGCCGGCTCAATGGAGTTGTTAAAAGAAGCTGCCAACGATAACAATACCGTATTGTCAGAGGCATTTGGCCGCGTGGAAGGTCTTAATGCATTACTTGGGGTGACTGGAGATAATGCAACTGCAGCCGCAAAAGACTTGGATGATATGGCAAGAGCGACTGAGGGGGCCGGAGCTGCTATAGATGCTTTTAATACCGTTAATAATTCTGCCTCAAGAAAATTTACGTCACTGAAAGAATCAGTCCAAGGGCTTTTAATTACGATTGGCGATAAATTAATCCCGATTTTAACCAATTTAGTAGATGCAGTAAAACCGGTTATATCAAAGTTTGCTGAGTGGATAGACAAACATCCTACATTGTCTAAATATATCGTTATCACAATCGCTGCTATAGGTGGTTTATCTGCTGTTTTAGGTCCTTTGCTGTTACTCATATCTACTGGCACTGGTCAATGGATACTGCATACAGTTGCTGTTGTAGCTCATACAGTCGCACTCGGGGCATTGAAAGTCGCTATGTTCGTTGCTACCGCCGCTCAATATGGCTTGAATACAGCAATGGCTGCTAATCCCATTGGAGCAATTATTTTACTCATTACAGCTCTGGTAGCAGCCGGCGTTGCTCTATGGCGTAATTGGGATAAAGTCTCGGTATTCTTTGTTAACCTCTGGGATAATCTTAAAATCGTTTTTGCCTCAGCGGTCAAATTTATAGTTAACACGGTGCTTCTGCCTTTCATCGAATATTACTCTAAAATATTTGGGTTTTTAATTCAGGGAATAGGAAAGGTTGTCAGTCTCTTTAATAAAGAGGCTGGAGCTTCCATCGAGGCGTTTTCAGAGAAAATTAAAAATGCGAGGGGAGAAATATCCGATTGGGCTGATAATCTCATTGAAAGCTCTCAGGCGTCTAAAGCTCAACGCCAGGCGGTTAAGGACGCGTCCGAGGCGGTCGATGAATCAACCGAAATATTAGACAAGAATACAACCGCTGTCACTGATAATAAAGAGCAGATTGATGATTTCACTGATACCGTAAGTGAGTTTAAAGATAAGGTCTTAGAAGTAGCCGAGGCCTATGAGTATGCCACGAGTAAGGCCGGCTATTTTGGTGTCACGCAAGACGACCTTACGCAGTACCTGCTGGCCCATGGTTACCAGGTTGAGCAAATAACAGACCTCTATGATAAATGGGGTGGTGATGTTACTGCGGTCATAAAGCAGTTGGGAGTGGATTTCAAGGATGTGGCTGATTTCACAATTAAGAATGCAGATGATATCGCTGATGCGGTCGAGAGTCTGTATGATGATATGTCCACTGCCGCTCAAGATTATCACGACCTTGAAATCAAATCCATAGAAGCGGATGTAGATGCCGCCAAAGAAGCTCATACTGAAAAGCTATCCTTACTTAAAAATGCCTATGATACTGCTGTTGACTTGATCGATAAAGAGTTAGCCAGGCGAGTATCTGCCTACAATGAGGAATTATCGGCAATCGATGCACAACTGGCAGCTATAGGTGCTGCCAGACAGCACAGAGACGATGCTGAAAAGCGTGACGACCTGCTTAGTCAAATTGCCGCTGAAAAGAACACTGAAGCCCGGATGGAGTTGCAACGAGAGCTGGGAGAGTTGGTCATTGAGTCCGGCGACGAAACATGGCAGGAAGAACAGAAACTGGCGCTGGAGAAAGAGGTCGCTAATGCCTCCAATGACCGCAAGAGGGCGCTGGCTCAGGAAGAACTGGACAGGTATCTGCTTGAACTTGAAGAACAGCGGCAAATCGATGAACTGAACGCCAAGAGGAGCAGTGTTGAAGATCAGATAGATGAGGCGGAGTCTCAGGCCGATGCCGAGAAAGCGGCCGCTGAAGACAGCTATAACACTAAGGTTGAACTGGAAAATACCTATCACGATATCTACCTGAATAACCAGCAGGCTCGTATAGACGCTTTAGATGAAGAGTTGACCAATACCCTGGCTGCCTATGAAACAGAAAAGACAGCCATGAAAAGCAAGTTTGATGATGAACTGGCCTCTGCGCAGAACTTTGTCAGTGCCTATAACCAAATTATGGCACAATTGAGCATGGCCCAGGTGTCAGTCTCCACTACCGGTATATATACACCTACAGATAACACTAGCAGCCAAACTGATAATAGTTGGCTCTGGGATCAGGCTTTCGACATGGCCAGTGGCGCTAAAAAGTACGCTGACGGAGGCGATATCCTTGAGCCGACTTTGCTGTATGGAATGAACTCCAAATCGATATATGCTCTGGCCGGAGAAGCGGGTCCGGAGCGAGTCGTACCGGGCAACGGACAAAGTATCAATATCACTCTGGTTAACCCAATCATACGCGAGAGACAAGATATTAATGCTACCGGCCGTCAAATCGTTGATGCATTACGTGCTGCCGGGGTGAAAGTCGGATGATAGTTAAAATCAACAGCTATACAGTGACAATAGAGGCCGGCAGTTTGCATATCCATAAACCGCTTACAGGTCGTAAGACTGCTTCATTCAATGTTATAGATATCGCTGGAAGTGAATTATATATTGATGGCCAGATAGTAGAAATAGAGGATAACGACGCAAATACAGTTTTCTCTGGTGTTATCGATGGTTCAGAATCGGAATATCTGTTTAAATCGGGCGGCTTGTTGCATATTATCACGTGTAAAGACTGGCATTATCTGGCTGAGAAACGGCGAGCAGCACAGTCATATCTTAGCCAGACTGCCGGATATATCGCTGATGACCTCTATGATAAATACCTGGCAGCTGAAGGTGTCAGCATAGGTGCTATTCAATCCGGCCCGACTATAGAACAGTCTATCATGAACTATGTCAGACTCTCGGACGCCTTTGATGCACTCGCTGAACTATCACTCTTTTGGTGGGACATTGATGATACCAAAGCTTTTTACTTCATAGACCGTGCAACTAATTCAGCTCCCTGGTCTATATCCCCAGGGAGCACTGATATACTGGACGATCCTAAGCCTCGTATAAAAAGGGGTAATCCGGATTATCGTAACCGGCAGTACATCCGTGGTGTTAAAGCCATAACGACTACTCAGACCGAGAACTTTATCGCTGATGGCATATCGCAAACTTTCTCTGTTGGATATCCTATATCCGCAACTCCGATAATTACTGTCGACTCTGTTGCTCAAGAAGTTGGGATTAAAGGTGTCGACGAGGACTCAGATGTATATTGGTCTAAAGGTGATCCTGTATTGTATTTTGCCTATGTGCCTGACCCTGATGCAGTAATTGCAGTGACCTATCAAGGTGAATGGAATCTAATAACACTATCCAAAGATGACGCTGAGATTTTTCGCCGTAAGCTAATAGAGGGAGGTAGTGGGACAGGATATGTGGACGACCTTGAAGACCAACAAGATACACTGAGCCGAGATGCCGCTTTCCAGACAGCCGCTGCCAGACTGGAACAATATGCCAAAGACGCTAACAAATTCATATTCTCCACAGAACGCCCAGGCTTACTTCCAGGCCAAATCTTACCGGTTGATTACCCTCGATTCAGTCTTGACACTGAAATGCTTATCACAAATGTCGATATTGAAGAAATAGACGGAATATTAAGATATACAGTCGAATCTGTGGAAGGACCTGATGTCGGAGACTGGACTCAGTTTTTCAAGAAAATGTCTGATAAACGGATAATCATCGATAAAATTAATCTTGGAGAGGAAGCAAATCTTATCATTTTGGAATCGCTTTCCGAGACAACTGGCTGGCAGGAATCGGTTAATGTAGATGTATTTGCCTGCCCGATACCGTCATCATCTCTATATCCATCATCTACACTCTATCCTTGTTAGGAGCGAACATGAAAACAACCCACAAAACAGGACTGTCTGAAAATATAAGAATCACAGTATTTTACCCAAACGGCACAAAAGAGTCTATCAATCTAAGAAACGAGATTAAAACCTGCTGGCTTAATGCCATCAGAGACGCTCTTAAGGGCGTTGTGACTGACCTCGAAATTAAGTACATTGCCTGGGGAAGCTCAAACGCCGCTAACTCGACCAGTCAGACTACTCTTGGCGCTGAGTTTGGACGTAAACAGATAACATCACAAACAAATGGTGGAGATGGAGAGCTTGATACTGTAGTTTACGTTGCACCGGCAGAAGCGACTGAATATACAATCGAAGAGTTGGGTTGGTTTGCCGGAGAATCCGCCACCTCATCTCCAAATAGCGGTATACTGGTCGCCCGCGTACTGTATAACCGTGCTAAAACTAATCTCGAATCATTACAAATTGAAAGAACTGATAGTATCTCGGAGGTAACTTAGATGTCATATACTCCAACAACATTTAATAATGGCGCAGCTCCGGGAATAAGCGCTGCAGAACTAAATAAATTAGGGACTCAGTATAGTGAAGCTGCGGCTGATCTGGCTGCTCATAAGGGACTATTAACCACCAGAGGGGATATACCATTTCGAGGAGCTAGCGACTGGGAGCGCCTAGCCAAAGGTAGCGCTAAGATGTTGCTTAAGCAGGGAGCAAATGATCCGTACTGGGAACTGCCGGATTATCCACGGACTATTAAATATCCTGGCACACGCTATGTCCGGCCAGGATGGTATGCACATGGATACGTTGCTGCTGCCCCCGGAGCATCAGTTTTAGCATTGTATCCTATATTTGTCGCTGAGCAAATGACTGCAATCAGAATCGGTGTATATGTCACACAAGCTGCTGGAGGAACTATAAGACTTGGAATATGGAACTGGAGTAATGGACTCCCAGGGACTTTGATCTTAGACGCTGGGACAGTCATGGCTGACGTTAACTCATTCAGGGAGGTTACTATCAATCAAGTACTCGAGCCAGGTTATTATTGGGTGGGATACACGTGCAGTGGAGCTACGGTCAAGGTCTATGCGGTGGATATGAGTAAGCCATTCAGAGCTCCTGTATCGGGATTTATGACTGACACTTCACTTGCTGCAACTCCACGATATGTAGGTGTTTCGAAATCAGGTGTAGATCCTGCCAATGCGTTCAGTGATAATCCTGTTCCTGATGGATGCTTAGATGCAAGCTTTATGGCCGTCAGCTTAAGAGAAAATTGATTCCTAGGAGTGCTATATGGCAACTGAAACCCCAGCTCAAAAAATTGATCGTATCGATAAAAATGTCGCTGAAATAATGACTGTCCTGAAAGGCTACAACGGCTACCTTGGACTTTGTGAACGACACGAGCAACTATCAAAAGACCACTACAGCCTAAAGCGGCTTGTCATCGGACTTATTGCGTTGCTGGCCGGCAGCGGGGTTATATCTGGCGGAGCGTGGGGATTAATAAAATTACTCGGGGGCTAACTATGATTAATTGGCAAAAATTAATAAGAGCACTTTTAGGAGAGCCAGAGCCTGACGGCCTGAAGGATTTTGAGAGCATCAATGACCTGAGAGCCTGGTTTGAGCTACACGATGAACTGCGGATGCCAGCACCCAATCTTTGTGATGACTACGCGCGGGAATCGCAAGTCCTCGCCGAGATGGACGGTTACCGCCTGAGTTGTTGCCTGGTGGCGGCCGGCGTCGCCTATATGACTCCGGTTTTCACAAAGCCGGATGGCAGCACCGACACATCTGTTTATCATATCGCCAATATGGCGATAGTCAATAACGGCCCGTCGGGCTTAACCGAATGCTGGTATATCGATCTGGCCTGGGGCAAATGTTTAAAGCTTTGTGATTTTGTAGCAGGAGGAAAATACTGAATATGTGGGAATTTCTGTTAGGGGTAGTTACGGTACTGGTATTACTGATTCTCGCCCTGGCGGGCCTCTGGCGGGCTCTGAGGGCGGGTTATAAGGCCTACGTCGAGGCCTGTGAGGACGGCCAGATAACCGACTCTGAAAAAATCTGTTTAGCCGACGCACTTATTGAGGCCATAGATCAAACAAAAAACGTTATTACATTCATCCGGAAACTCATACTATTGTTCAGAAATTTCCGGAAATAAACGGATATTTTTTGAAAAATATTTTGCTTGCCGGGTTTGCCGCCGGCAGGCCTTCTTCTTGTTATGGCGCCGCTCCTTGCCCGGGCGGCGCCGGATTTTTTATTTTAACATTAATTACCTGTTTAACTGGTTTTATGCATTGATGCAAAAACTATACTAATGACCAGTATACAATCATCATACAATATGATAATATGATAGTGTAATCAAGAGATACAGGTTCCACCCGAGCCGGAGATACCGGACGGGGAGAGAAGGAGAAGGAAAATGAAAAAGTATTTAAAGCTAAACACTATTGACGAGATTGAGAAAATCATTAACGACATAGATTTGGGTAATCTCAAAGAAACATTTATAGCGTTACCGGAAGCAAATAGTGCTCAACAGGACACTGGAGACGTCATCTATATCGTCGGACTGGACGGAAACAATTGTGTATTGCAAAAGAGGCAATATACATATAATCATGATTGGTTTTTATCTTGTTTTGTAGAACTACCAGACATTTTAAAAACAATGCTGGAAGATACTCTTGCAGAAAATGCTGATATAGAATCAGCTCAAGCTGATTATGAAGAAGAGCAAGCAGCAAATGAGCAAGCAAGACGTGATGAACTAGCTGAATATTAAAAAGCAGAGTGACGGCGATACTATCCGCTGATAGTGGAACAATCTGCAAAGGAGAAGGAAAGTGGAGCTGAATGAGGCATTACGGTATATTATAAACCCGGGTGCAACTGCGGCATACGAATATGTACGTGTTACGCATGGAAGCAAAGCGGTCCAGTTATACCGCCAACTGGATGAGGAAAACAAGATAAAAGCATTTAATGCATATCCTTATCTCCACGTCTTTTTTAACGCAGATATATACACTCCGTCAACGTATATATCACTCTCAAACCGCCAGTTAAGAGATATTAAGAAAGCGTTACCGCTTCCCGTGCCAAATTATTGGCATGAGCATTGTCATAGAGTGGGAATAATGCTACAAAGCCGGTACCAAGTCCGGCGAGAAGGAGGATAATTAAAATCTAAATGTCAGACTAAAGACTATGAAAATTAAACCGGCTGGAATATGTGATTTTTGCGGCGGAGAAATTAAACTAAGCTGGCGAACGACCAAAAACCAGCTTAGACAATACTGCAGCATTGAGTGTAGAAATACCGCAAATGCGCAGGCTGGAAATCCGGCAAGAATTGAAAAAGTAAAACAGAATGTTAAAAATGGCAAATGGAAAAATCCTGCTGCGGGAATTACTCATGAACAAATCGTTGCTAACGCGAAAAAGGGCGGTGCTGCGGCTGGTGCTAAATTTAAAGCTCAGGTTGCTGCGGGTACCTGGGTAAACCCTGCGTTATCGAAATCTGCTAGAAAGAAATTGTCCAGACCGCGAACTATCAAAGACTTGATATTACATGAGGCAATATCTAAACTATCGCACGGTATGAGTGTGAATGATTTACCTAAGACGTATGCGGTCAGGTACAGAGCCTACCGCCGCCGCAAAGGTAAATTTTTACGGAAGAAACATCTAATTTTAAAATTTATAAAAAAGGAGTTGCGAAATGCCAAGGATGGCAATAATCATTCCGGATAATCTGGCTAAACAAATCGATAAACGTACTGATACTGTAAAAGGTGGTATTTCGGACGCCATGCGCAAGGCTATCGAGCGTTATTATTATCTGCTTGATATCGCCAGAATTGAAATTAAAGACAAATTCACAGGCGGCGAACTGTCGCTGATTTGCGACCTGTGTAATGGGACTGTATTTATAACATACTCTCTAATATCAGGTATCACAGCTAATGTGTATGATGCAGAGCCTGAGTATTTTGAGAAGTGGAAATGTGACAAGCAGCCATTACTAGATAAGTTGGACAAATTAACACCACTCCAGCAGGCCGCCCTGGTGGATGCGGTTGAACGGTTCTGGGCTGAGATTGCCAAACATGCGACTATGGAGCAACCACACCCAGGGGAAATATTGAATTAAACCAGAGGGCCGGAGCTAACCACTCCGGCCTTATTTTTATAAGTTATCAGCCGGTGAAAACTTCTCATGTCGTTTGGCGACAGCTATGCTGTCAAAACCAGCCAGGTAGGTATCCGCGGTGGTCTTAATTTTGGAGTGACCCAGCATTTTTTGCACATCAATCAATTCTGCTCCATTCTGCAAACTATATAATGCAGCGGAGTGCCTGAAGGTATGAATACTACCTCTGGCGCCGGTTATATTAGCTCGTCGACATAGGCGTCTTACAGCTATGCTCATTCCCGCCCTTGATAACGGTGTTCTTTCCTCGGTCTGCCACAATTCCGGATATTTCTGATTTCTAAAACGTAGATATCTGAGAATGGCCTTTCTGGCCCTATTCCCGATTCTGACTATGCGAGTTTTACGGCCTTTGCCATACAGCACGGTAACCAGCCCTGTCTCGATGTCTATATCTGTTCGTTTCAGCATGATTAATTCGTTTAGCCTCATGCCGGTATCCAAAGCAACCAGAATTAACGCCATATTACGTACATCCAGGAATTTGTTCCCTTCGCAGAGGTATATTAAATCTTCAATATCACGCTGCGAGAATGGTTTCACAATTGCTCTTTCGGCGTATGGAGGGTGAAAACTCTCCATCGGAGAAAAGTCTATCAACTGTTCCTCCAACGCCCACGTGAAAAACGTATGCAAAGAACGGTATCTGGCGGCGATAGTTGATTTTTTTAGAGCCTGGTCTTGCAGTAAAGAGAGATAGGCTTTGATATGCTGGCGTTGAATTTCTTTGATAGATATTTTCCCGAAATGAAAGTTAAACGCCGATAGCCGGAATTTATAAGCAGTGATGGTTGCAGGGGCTTTATTGTTTATCTTACAGGTGAGTAAAAATTCGTTAATCGCATCGGAGACATTGTAAAGTCTGTAATCTAGCAGGCTCACAACATCGGAAAGTCTGTGCTCTATAACCATTTAATTTAAGACTAACAAACTACTTTTAGCTTTAATGGTGGGCGCTAATGGGATCGAACCATTGACCGCAGACTTATCAGATCTGTGGTATAAAACCTAGCACAAGCGTTCTGTTAGCCTTTCCTCCTTAGTTTTTTGTTTGTTCCATTGAATTACCAGGAAAATTCCCAGACCCAATCGACAAAATTCAAAGAGTAATCATCTGTATGAGGGCCATCCCAGATAAAACTAGCCTGCTTTATATCAAGGTTCAGTGGTTCAAATATGATTACACCTTGCGTATCAGTGCCAGGTAACAGACTGTCATCAATCTCTTTTATGTCATCACTAAAAACATATTTAGTTTTATATTGTTTTCCGGCTTCTACAATTACTGCGTCAAAATCGTATGCAACTGCCTTATCTTGAGAATTATTTTCGATATTGACATAAATTCTGGTTTCGGTTGAGGCAAGTTCTATTTTCTGAACCTCTACGCTTAAACCATATTGAGTTATTTTATTGTTCAAATTGATGGTATATTTAGCGGTTATGGCTTCTGACCTGCTTATTACCTCTACAGAAGTCGCGTCAATCACTGGCACTCGAATAACTCCACCCATTAAATTAGTAGTGCTCCAGTATTGAGAGAGTATTCCAGTTATTCTCACCCATTGGTTTTCATTTAAACTCAACGGTTGATCGATAACAATTAATGTTCTATCCCCAAGGTTGGAGTCTTCAAAATCCGTGGTAATAGTAAATTGCGTCTCCTTTTCTTTAACCGCTACAATTTGGCTTATTTCCCCTGTTAAAATAACATCTGAATGAATGTAATTGGATTGTGCCCCTTTTGCCTCCGCTATAGCTAAATGCCAGTTATCATTATTAAAATTTAAAGATGATGATGCGGTTGTCTTTAGTGGAGTATCATCGATCTGTCCCGTTTCTGAAGACGCTGGTAGCGCACACCCGCTTAACATCAAAGCAATAGCTAAAATTAAACAACAAAATAAAACTTTCATAGTTCCGAATCCTTTCCAAGATTTCTTATCGCACGGCCCAGAATTTCAAGTTCTGAGGGCTCCCAGTCCTCAAAGTGGTCATTGGTGGCCCTTAACCTGTATTTGCCCTCTGGCGTTAAAAATACGTGCTTTGCCGTGCAGGCATTCCCAATAATGCAGACGTATATTTTCCCCTGGATATCCACTTCTTTTTGAGGTTTGATTAACAGCCGGTCACCGGGATAAATCTTATCCCCGGTCAGGGATTCCCCTTCAACAACCAGGGAAAACAATTTGTCTTTATCCGGGATGTTCTTAATTGATTCCTTGGCCACATAAGCGAACCCGATATTGCACTCCTCTTTGACGCAAGGATAGCCTGCCGGAATACGACCCACTATAGGGATTTCAACCATTTCGAGGGCTGCTATTTTCTCTTTGAATTCATCCAAAATAGAACTAAATGATTTGGGCGGCAAATTAACAGGTGTCTGGTCTTCAGATAAAAATATTTCCGGCTGAACCCCTAACACAGAGGCTATCATTTTAGCTGTTTTAAGCGTTATACCACCGGCTTTATCATTTGCTAACTGGTTGATATACGACAAATCTATGCCGGTGTTTTTGGCCAGTTGTCTCTGGCTAGTGTGTTTTTCTGCGATTAAGCGTTTTAATAATTGCCCTAAAGTTTCAGAAACCATGATAATAAAATTCTACTCCCCCTTTGTAATAAATCAAGATATGTAATATTCTCTTATGCTACCCTATTGACTTTTACCATAATAGGGTATACAATCTCAAGTGTAAGGTAAAAATCATACATTTTATTAATGGTTAAATTACAGATAGGGGATGAATATGGTAACAAATTCTGTAGATTCAAACAAAATTACATTATTGAAAGCGGTCAGGGAGTTAAGGGAAAACAGGGGATTATCTGAACGGCAGTTTGCTTTATCCATCGGTATAGACCCGTCAACATGGAGTTACATCGTTTCCGGTGGCAATAACCCCGGTTCTAAAGTCCTTTCCGGTATTACCCGCGTCTACCCCGAGCTAAACACCGTAGTCCTTAACTATATGCAGAAAGCAGGCAACAGATGTTAAGCCAGTATGAGCTGCATCAGGTCCGCAGCAGAGCCGGGAAGATCCGCGGGGAGCGACTTTTAGCAGAGCGCAACGCAGCGATTAGAAATGGTATGCCTGACATCTTTTCACAGATGGGCAAAGTCGGCGGACGGCCCCGCAATCTGAATATTGATGAACTTCGGGCCTTAAGGCCCGGTTTTAAAGGAGGAAGGGCTAACAAATCTACTTATAGCTTTATGGAGGAGAGTTGTGATTGACGCATTATATCAGTCAAATTGGGATAAAGCCTTGCGCAATCCTGATACTCGCATCAAAACTTTCCCGAGTTTCTGTCAACTTATTCACTTATATCAAAGTGAAGCTTATTTCTTAAACGTTTGCTGGAGGGAGAACCTTTGTTTGAATTAAGGAGGCGATGTCTATGATTTAAAAAACAAATATAAACGTAGCAGTCCTACAGATGAGATGACTCTTCAAAAAAAGAAGGAGCCTCTAGCTCGAAACTAGAGGCTCCAAAAGGACAAAACAAATGATTGCCAACAATTTAATAGTAGCAGAAAACACAAACGTCCACAACTGTCCCCACAAGCAGGAAATCACCTGCTCTGAATTATCCTGCGAGAATTGCCGCATTGCCTATGCCATAAGGCGTTTGAATGGTCTGGAGGGCATGTGGAGGGATATGCAGAATCCCGAATTTTGGGATAAACGCAATGATTAGACTAATTAAAAACAATATGGAACACAAGCTCTTTCCTTGGGACAAAAAGACTTTATGGGGACAGAACCGTATCGCCGGGCTGGTATTGCCGGAGACGCCCTGTGTGTCCGATGAACTGAGACTTATAAATCTGAAACATGTCGGAGTTTGTCGCTGTAATCTGAACTGTAACTGAATTTAACCTGTAGAAGGAGTAGATATGGAAATCAAAGAAGTCATAGTTCACAGCATTGAAAATAGTAAATACAAGGTTCAATTCGAACAGGCCGCCACTAAGGGGATTATCGGTTTTAAAGTCGAGGCGAATGATGACGATATCGAGAAGTGTAAGGATCAGGCGTCCAGCTTGCTCCAGTACGCATTAAAGAGATCATCGTTGTCACTGCAGCCGGTGCCCTCTTCACCAAACAACGGTTCTAATCCCGCACTTGGTTCAGAACACCCAGTAGAAATTCCTCTATAAATAATTACGATTGATTGGAGAAAGAAACGATGAATAAATCTGAGAATATTACCGATTTAGTAAAATCATTAATCAACTTGCAATCTGAATTACAGCCTGCAGTCAAAGATAAATCAAACCCATTTTTAAAATCTAAATATGCCGATCTGGCAGGTATTGCAGATGCCAGCCGTAATTTGTTGAAAACTAACAAATTATCATTGATTCAAGTTTGTGACATCGATGCTTCCGGCCCGTATTTAGAAACCATCTTAGCACATGAGTCTGGTCAATGGATTAGCGGAAGATATCCTTTGCAAGCCGTCAAACAAAATGACCCCCAAGCTTTAGGGTCTGCGATGACCTACGCCCGAAGATACACCTGGGCTGCAATACTTGGAATTGTTACTGAAGATGATGACGCTGAAGGTGCAATGGATAGGAAAACTGAATCTAAACAATCCGAGCCTAGCTCTAAGCAAAAAAACAATGAAAAAACTACTCAATCAACTACCACTCAACAGGCAACAATATCTGATGACTGGATAAAAAGCGCTCTCAGTAAATTAAAATGGAATCCTTTGAACTGGATAAAGGATAACTTTGGTATCACCGGCGATAAGGTGCTGGATACTATTAAGTTGATGGATGCAGAACAAAGAAGTAAATTCATCTGCGAAATTAAAGCCAGGCTGGGGGTGAAATAATGGCTAGCCTGAATTATTGTACCTTTATAGGGAATTTGGGCGGTGATCCTGAAATGCGCTTCACACCCAGCGGAAACCCTGTCACAACTTTTTCAATCGCCTGCAATCGCAAATACACCCAGGACGGCCAAGCTAAGGAAGAGACTGAATGGGTCAATGTGGTTGCCTGGAATAAACAAGCTGAGTCATGCAATCAATACCTTACGAAGGGGCAAATGGTTTATGTTGCAGGGCGAATGCATACCCGCAGTTGGGATGGCCAAGACGGACAAAAACATTACCGGACAGAAATAATTGCATCTCAGGTTGTTTTCCTTGATAAGAAGGGGAACGGATCGGGGAGACAGGAAGAGGATATCGACCCGAATGACATTCCGTTTTAAGTAAGCGACTTAACCGGGGTGCTCCTTCCACCGGTTTGTCGATAACCCTTACCGGGGTAAGACGTGCACGGGCCGGTGTTAACAGGTACCGGCTCGCACCCGGTGGGATTTAACGAATTTAGGAGATAGTTGGATAAGGTTACAATGTCGATTATTAAGCTTTAGGGGGAAAATATGAATCAATTAATCGAATGTAAAACACAAGCAGATTTAGACGCTTGTTGTCAAAATGGCGATATGGCAATTGTCCGGAACGGAGAATTCACAGCCTGCGGCAGCTCACAGGTCAGAGCCTACGGCAGCTCACAGGTCAGAGCCTACGGCAGCTCACAGGTCAGAGCCTACGGCAGCTCACAGGTCA